TGGGGAGAATGTATTCCAGAAGGTTACGTTCCAGATTTATTGGGTCGTCCGTGGGTTTGGGGTGTTACTGATTGCTGGTCACTAGTTAGAGATTGGTATAAACAGGAAAAGAATATTGAATTGAAAGATTATGAGAGAAATATGACTCCACAGGAGTTCTTAGATGATCCTTTGTTTGAAAGTTATGCATGGAGAACAGGATTCAGAGAACTTAGGAGCGATGAAAAGTTAGAGAAGGGAGATGTATTATTAATGTCTATAATGCACCCAACTTTAAATCATGTAGCTATTTTTCTTGGAGATATGGTTTTACATCATTTAGCAGATAGACT